TGTAACAACATCTATACCCTTATTGAGTTCATGTACTTTTTTCATTGCGCTCCATATTAAATTATGGTTAGCGTCATGTAGTTTTACATTTTTAAGTCTGTCTACATTAAGAGTAAAGGTTTCAGGATGTATAAGTATTTTACCTATTAAAAACTTTTCGTGTTCTATGTTCATGTTGTTTTAATTTAATCATATATAAATTCAGTAAATGTTTCTGGCTCACGCATGTCACATTCAGGACAATAATATCCTTCAGTATCATATTTTTCTTCTTTATGGCAACACATAGTAAGCTGCATCATTCTTCCATCATAAATAGAAACATCGCTACCTTCTATGTCAATTATTCCAGCGTATCCGCCCTCCTCATGCCACTCATTCCTAATATTTAAATCAGGAAACATTGAATTCAATTTTTTTAAAAACTCTGTAGGTGGCCCCCAAGGGGTTTCAAATTTAAGACAAAAACTTTCATCTTCAAAATAATCAACATCAACATCGCTACAATTCCATTTACAACCCCAATTATCTATAGACCAATCATACCAATTTGTATGACCATACTCTTGTTTCATAATTTCTAATTGTAATTCAGATATTGCAACTGCTTCACCATTCTTGTCACGTGTCCATACTTTACACTCAGCACCATCAATAGTGCAAAAGCCAGTTCTTATTTCTTTAAAAATTTCAGGCATAGGAACAAACCAATCAAAATCAAATGATTCTCTATTGTTAGACTTGAACTTGCTGTAAAATTTAGACATGTCTTCTTTAGACCCATTTATCTCTAAATCATTATAACACCAATTAGGCATCTTGCACCTCCTTTAATATTAAATCATCTATGCCTTCTACCCAATCCCAATAGAATTGTGTAATGTCCAAAGCCATTTTTTCATCCATATATAATGTCACTTTATTTATTACTAAATCTTCTTCTGGAGGCTGTATCCAGCTACCACTATCTTTTGTGTAGACATAATCTACAACTAAACTATATGTATCGGTTTCGACAACATAGTCACTCACTATTTTTTTTCTCATAATTTAATCTAATAATACCATATAAGCTTCAGCATTGTTTCTTCTAAACCAATCTAAACCTTTTCTAAGGTCGACAATTGACTCATCATCATACATGCCCATTTCCATTAATGTACTTGTGCCCATTACAAAATCATACATAGATAATTCTATGTTGTTTAAATGTATAGACTCTCCCGTAAAACGATTAGCTACTTCTGCTCCTTCGCTATACAGTTCTCCGTTAAACCACTTAGGTAGTTCTTGTTTATTTATCATCTTCGTCTTCTTTATTTAAAAATTCTCTTAAATTATCAAACATTTCATTTGATAAATATTGCATTTTATCAACAATCTCTACAGTTTTATCTTTAAGTTTTTTACTTTTTTTCTTTCTAGGTTTTAATTCCTCAAAGCTATTTAATACTCTAAGAATAATTTCTGTAGCAGCTTCTTCAGATTCTTCATCTCTGAACACTTCTTTGCTTAATAGATTATCAACAATCTCTAATGCGATGTTAATGTTATATGCTTTTTTCATAATTTTGTAATTGATAATGTTTCTTGTTTTAATTTATCTTAATTGATGTGTTTGAGAAAGAGGGGGTTCTCCCCTCTTTTTTAATACTCTGGTTTCAAATGAGCTATACGTTGCTCTCTTTCAAAATCTTCTGTTTCTAAATCTGTAGGCTCTGACTTTTTAAACACAACTTGTTTAATTTTATTTGCTTTCCTAACATGATTAGCCATAGTATTAACTACTTGAAACACATGATTACACAATTCTTTTTGTAACTTTTCTTTATCATCGTTTGGTTCAATTTCCCAAACCTCACCATAATTAATCTTTTGATTTTCAAAGTTACCTGTGTTAATAGTTACTGATTGATTACTTATAATTTCTTTTACTCTCATGATACTAATTCTTTTAAAAATTTATTGTAATGTTTAATTCCGTTTATAACATACTCCCAGTCATTATCTTCTTTTGCTTCATCTAAATTTACTATAAAAGCGTTTAAAGCTGCTAAAGCTAATTGACCAGATTTTATGTCTATTTTAAATTCTTCGCTTTGTAATTCAGACTCTTTTATAGTGTGATGAAATTCAAAAGCACCAAGCATTGTCCCTAAAGCAAACAACTCCATAAATGTTTTTGGTTCTACATGATACAAAACAGAAGCCCAAATAGAGCTTCTTGTTTTATGTTCACCACCTGAATTTTTTAACACTTCAAGAAATGAATTTTTCAATTCATCTATTCTGTTTTCTTTAATTCCAATAGCTTCTGATAATAAATCAGACTTTGTGTCTAAATTTAAGTTAGACAGCATGTCATCGTACAATTCTTTAAATTTTTTTTCCATAATTAATTTTCTAATAATTGTTTTTGTGTTACTGATATTAATAATTCTGTAAGAAAGGCTTTTTCACCACCGTTCTTAACCCATTTTACTTCTAACAAATGTTTAATGTTTAATAATTCTTTGCATTCTTTTGATGTAGTATAACCATAACCAAGACCACTTGAAGGTTCGCCTTCTAAATAATTCGACCAAGTGGTAAAGCCAAAAGACCTGTATAAACCAGGTATACCAATACATGCTATCCTGGAAACGTCTAGCTTTTCTTGCGAAGACTTTAATAAACAAGTAAATCCTTGTTCCATTTTTTCGCAAAGACTATCTCTTGTTACATCATGCGCAACACACAAACCCACAACTTCAACTGCCAAACCACAGCGTTGCAACATATCTACAGCAACTGTAGTTAAAGCGCCTAGTTTGTTAAGCTGTTTTTCTGTATGCCCGCAGGTAACAGAAAAGTTTACACCAAGTCTAATTACATTTTGTTTTTTACCACGTGTCATAGACTGCCAATGCTCAGGGTCACCAGACAATACTCTATCTATGTCTAGCTCTGAGCCTGAGTCACTAAACTTTCTACGTCTTTTAAATGTTTCAGCACGCTTCATTATATCATTTATACCATCCATGTTTAACAAAACATTTCTGTACTCTTCTATATGTTTTAGTGTTTTCTGTGAACACTCACCGTTTCTAAGAGCATTATATGTTTCGTCAAAACCCTTGAACTCAGTACCCCAAGTCCAATCATCATCATCAGGTCTTTTAAGGTATTTACGATTCGTAGCATTTTCTTTAGTGGTGTCTACCATGTGAGCTACAGAATCATAGTGCAGTATTTCTGCACCATGAGACTCTGTAAACTTGCAATAATCATAAGTTACACCAACAGGTAATTTCTTTTTTTTATTGAAATGTTTTTTTATCATACCTCAGTTTCTTCTTTTAATAAATCACTTACTTTAACTTTTCTTTTCTCTTCATCAGACCAGTCTACGGTTAAATTATTAATAAACTGCTTGACAGTTTTACCTGTACTTGTTTGTCTTTGAGCAGAAATAAAAGCACGTGTAGATATAACTCTACGTATTTTGTTTTTGTTCACTTCTTTTCTAAGACGTAATAATGCTTTATACATAGGTGCGTATGTGCATATTTCTTTTTCTAGTTTTTCATCATAGTCTACTACAACTTTAGATGCGGAAAATCTGTCAAGAAATGCTGCGTCCATATAGTTTCTGCCTGCATACTCCATAGAGCCATTACCCCATGTATTACCTGCTACCATACATACAAAGTCTGGATGTCTTTTAGCTGAAGGGTTATCTTTTCTGTTAGGTACAGACATAGAGCCATTAGCTAGTGCTGAGTTTACAACCAGCATAGTGTTAGCATCTGCTGCGTCTATCTCGTCAAACAAGAATACGCCACCATTCTCGTAACAATCTACAAAGTCAGACTTTACATATGTGCCGTCAAACAACATGCGACCTAGTAGGTGGGCTTCTGATAGACCCGCGCTACATGATATATGTTTGAATTGAAGGTTCATAGCTTTAGCTACTTGGTGACACATGTGTGTTTTACCAGAGCCAGATGGGCCTGCAATGAATACTTGACGTTCTATCTGCGCATAATACAATACGTCTTTAAATACTTTATGCTGTCTGCCTTCTATCTTTACGTCTTTACGCTCAGGAATTTTTACAACTGTTGGTTTTAGTTTAGCAATCTCTGCTATAACCTTTGCATTTATCTGCTTGTTGATTAATTCTTCACGCTGACCTTCAAGCATACCTTGAACAGCATTACCTATTACAGCGCCTAAGTCTAGGCCTAGGTCAATTTTCATTTCGTTTCCTTCCATTTTTTGTTTTTTAGGAGTTGATTTTTGTTCTTCTAACACTTCGACATCTTCAAATAAATCTTGAGGTTTTCTATGTTCATCTAACATTTTTGCTACCGTAACAGCATCATGATAGTCAACAATATAATTTATTAAAGTTGGTTTTGGAGTTCTATTAACTTGTCCATACGCTTGTTCACAAGCGCCTTGTACGAGATTAGATGTCCTTGCTACTTTTCTTAGAAAGTCTACGCTTTCTTTATTTAATTCTAATTTAAAATCCATAATTATTTATTTATTAAAGTGTATTTAGCATAAGATACTTTGTCACCAAATTTATCTCTACTAGTTTCTCTTTCTGATTTTATATTATATCCATCTTGTTTGAGGTCAAAGATTATTGCTGATAATCTCATTGCAGAATAATCAAAGAATGCTTCTCTAGGTGTAATAGACTTACCTTCTTTTAAATGATATAATATCTTTTCTTTCTTACTTAACTTTGCCATAATTATTTTGATTTAGTTTTATAATATTTATCGAATGATTTAAACAACTCATTGAGCTGTGGAGTTTCTTCACAGTCTTTCTCAAATTCTTTTACCTTAATTATAAAGTTTAACATTTCTGATGATAGACTATCTTCACGTTCTCCATAGAACTTGTCGTTTTCTACATATATTAAAGCTCTAGTTAAAAGTCTACGTGCTTCTAACATTTCTTCACTATATTTTGAAGCTACACTCTTGAGCGTTTCTTCTAGGTTTTTTAACTCTTTCATATTATTTAGTTTTATTTCCATATACATATTTATTAATACTAGTGAATACAAATCCTGAGATTAGACCCACGAACAATGCACCTTGCGTGCCAGTTGATGCTGTTAATAATATTATACCTGCTGTATATAGCAAGTCTACTAACAATCTCATCGTTGGATTACGCAAAGCCCATTCTGCTTTTGTGTCCTTTAACATCCAGTACACACCGAATGCTGTACCTATCGCTGATATTAATACCATTAGTTAATTTTTTTATTAGTTAAACGTTCTTGTTCTTGAGACTCTTTAAACCTTTCTAGGTTATCTTCCATTTTTTTGAATCTCTTTTCTTGTCTTACGGCACTAATAATTATTATTAGAAACCAGACGGATAACATACAAACAAATGTTGTTATCATTAATTGAACTTCATTCATAATATATTCCCTGTTCTTAGTTATTGTATACTCAAGGGTGGTGTTTTTAGGTATACTATTAGTTTGCTCCCACACTCAATATTCTCTACGTGAATGTGGGTTAGTGTTTAGATAGACTATGCAAAGTAATTGTTTACTTGTATGTCTAACACTTGATTTACATGTCTGTCAAAATCTTCTTCTTCTATTGTTAATAGGTCTGAAGATGGTGTCATCCTAGTTGATAAGTCTTTTACTTCAGCTTTTACATAGTGGAAGTTTTTAAACTTAGGTTCAAAGTCTGTTGCTTTGAGAAATCTGTACGTCCAAGTACCTGGTACTTTAATGACGTGGTAACCGAAAATTGTTTTCATTCTATTTATTTAGATGATTAATAATTTGTTTTTATGCAAACTTTGTGTTACACGGGACTTGCATATGTCCTTGAAAACTCCGAACTTTGGTGGGTTAGTGGTCTAGTATTACTTAATAAGTATTGAACTTCTAAATAACATATAGACAGTTATACCACTTACATTCTTAGATAGTATACTATTAAACTACTGATAATCAGACAGTTATATAGATATTACCACTTAAAACATATAATATATAGGTTAAATAAGGGTATAGAGAAAGTATACTTCATACAGTTACTTGGCCATAAAAATGCCTAAAAGTGTGTTCAACTTGCTTATGTTTGATAGTATTACAAGACAAATCTGACGTTTTAGAGTCATTGTTAATAACTTTATAGCCTTTTAATTCTAGTATTTCTACCATTTTAATGTGCTTGTTGTGCTTTTTTATCCTGTTTACTGCTATTCTTTTGTCTACAAGTTTATAATCTGTTATCTTAATAGACGATTTAATTCTCTTTCTCATAATTATATAGTTTCTATTGAGTAGTTAGCGTATCGTTTTCTGTTTAAGTTGTACTTAAATCTTGTGGTCAGAGTAAAGTATCTGTTACCAAGTCTTGAGACTTTAGTTAGCAGCATGACTGGGTTCTCTTCTGTACCAATAGTCTTTATGTACTCCATGAATGTCTTCATGTTTCTTTTCTGCATTTCACTCCATGTTGATTCTAGTCTTTGAGGCAAGTCAGAGTAGAAGTGTACTGGTAATTCCTCCCAGCTTCCTTCTTTGTCGTACTTGCAGTTCACGTTTTCTATGTAGGCCTTGATGTACTTTGTTCCATCGTTGTCCTTCGCTACAATTGTTTTGTTCAGGTTGAACTGTTCTGTGTAGCTCTGTAGTATAGTTGTTTTGTATACCTTTGGTATCATACTATACTTTCTTAAATATGTCATAAATATATTGCCTGTTACCAGGTCTTTGTTAAAATGATTAATTGATTAGTGTTTACTTTTTTATTTTATTAAACAAGTGCTTAATAATAATTTCTGTGTTAGCTATACCGCAACCTACAGCGAAGCCTAGTTGTCGTTTACCAGACTTGTGGTGATTGTAGTACTGAGCGCACATTACTGTGCCGTCAATCATGCCCTTGGTTTTTACACCGCCTTCATCATACATACGTTTCATCTGCTCTGCTAGTTTCTGTTTTTGTTTAGTTGTCATAATGTTTAATGCCCATGTTAGTTGAGTGGGACTTTACTCTAGTTAATTGTTATTTACTTAATGTTTTTAATAATTTATTTATTTGTTCTTTTGGTGTATAACCTGCAACCGTATCTTCAGTATCTAAATACTTATGGGTGACATAACTTTTGTTGTTATTTTCCCATATGGCTACTTCAAACTCATAGTACTGTGTAGAGTCTATATTATCCATTCTAGGAATAGAGTAATGAAGTCTACCAGCTTGAATGCTTACGGTAACATTCTTGAACTGTACATGAGTTCCTACACCACCTTCAGGGTGAATCTTAAATTTTAAATCTTTAAATTCCATTTTAATTTACTTTTGTGAGCAATGCTCTGGTTAATTGTTATTTACTTAATTTTTTTAATAATTCATCTAGCGTTTCGCTTTTTGGATAGCTAGCATCTTTTTTGTCATCTGCAAGAGGTTTTTGTTCTTGCTTAGACTCGGTATCCATATACTCTTTGATTAAAGGTTTTACCTCTTTAATAATATTGAGTATTGATAGACCATTTTCTTTGATGTCTTGAGATGTTACCTCTACAGATAACTCTTCTAGTTGAACTTGGTCTTCGATTTTAAGATTTTTAATTGTTAATTTCATTGTTATAACGCCTATGATAGTCGAGAAGGACTTTACTCTGGTTAATAATTAATTGTTATTTGTTTGATTTTGAATTAGATTGTCGATATAATTTAGTGCTACTCCGACAATTATAAGTAGCGTAACGTCATGAATTATTTCCATAGTTTTAATTGTTTAGTTTTTTAATAGAAATTATAAGTAATACTAATACATATATAGCTAGTCCGCAGAATATCGTTAGTGATATAAATCCATTAGCAAAAGCTACGGTTAATGAAATTAGTAAAAACATCATGTAATAGAAAATAAATAGTAACATAGTAATAATAGTTTTGTGGGCATTATGTTGCCCTGATTAGAATTGAACCCCCGTATAAGGATTGACATGTATGAGGGGGAGTAACACACATAAAGCCTCCCTCATTTTATAACGAAAAAAATTTTATTTTTGTAATATGGATGTAAACTTAGAAAATGGTAAGATTGTAACGACTGAGAATGGCTTTTACTGTGTGGACAAATATTACCGTGATTATGTCGTAATGCTAAAAGACTTTGAAGAAATAACAGAACAGTTTATTGATAATGACTTTGAGATATTAGGACATAAGTTTTTTATTATGAATAGATTTTTAACTGAAGAAGAGTTCAGGGAAGAGTTTGTAGACACCCCACAAGAGTTTGTAATACCAGGATACAGATATATGGTAAAGATATATTTGAAAGGAAAAGAGTAAATTTGCAATATGTATTTATTAAAGGTGAGCAAAAAGGGTAGCATCCATAAGGACGCTGACTCTGTAATGATAATACCTGAGTTTACAAAACTTATGAAAGCTGAAGGTATGGGTGAGACTGCTATGAAATGGGTAGCTCTAATGTATGACTACGAAAGTCCCTATAGGTATTTGAGTGAAGGTGAAAGAGAAAAAGCTGTCAGCAAAGACTTGTACGATAACTATGATTGGAAAGGCAAAAAAAAATCCGTGCTGCAAGCAGCAGTAGACAAGTATAAGAAACTACAGTTCGACCCGCTAGACGAGCAGTTAGCAGCATTCAATGCTAAGATAGACCAGTTTACTAAGTATATGAATAGTATGATTATCAATGATGATAATGCTGAAAGTCTACAAAAGCTTATGATTGGTATAGAAAAGATATTGAAGACTAGACAGACATTACTAGACGTTATTGAGCGTAGAGGTGAAAGACAAAAGATAGTCGGTGATAAGCAACTTAGTTTTTTAGAGAGCAAGCTAGACAGAGATAATGATAAATAAAGACGTACAAAGATATAGACCTGTAGTTAATAATGGGCATCCTGATTTAAGTCCAGACTCTATATCGTATCAAGAATATTGGGAACAAGAAAGAGACAGATGTATTAATGGCTTTAAGCCTAGAGGCATGGATAAAATATCTGGCAAGTATTATTTCTACTTAAACTACTTTAAGATATTAGGTAACTCAGGAGAGAGAGGTAATCGTAAGACCCTTATTAGTCCTTGGTACAGAGAAATGGATAGGGAATACTTTGAAATGTTTGAGACATGCAAAGAGGAAGAAAAGGGAATGATTGTAATTAAAGCTAGGGATAAGGGTTTTAGTTACATGAACTCAGGGCTACTAGCACATGAATATACATTCTTTCCCTTTAACGATGTAGGTGTGGCAGCAGGATTGCAGTCATCAGCCTCATCTTTTTTTAATAAAGTAAAAAATGGACTTAATAATATACATCCTAACTTTCGTCATTCAAACCTTAGAGACACTGATGAGATATATAAAGCAGGATATAAGGTCAAGAATAAAGACGGCAAGTGGGAAATAGGCGGTTATCAGTCACAGATTATATGCCGAACAATGGACAACCCTGAAGTATTTAAAGGTGAACGTTTAGGTGTTATGGTATTCGAAGAAGCTGGTGAGTTTAAGAGATTAAAGAACGCATACATGTCTTCTAAAGCCTGCTTTATGGACGGTGATATACAATATGGCGTTCCTGTGATTGGTGGTACGGGTGGAGACATTACTAAATCCTCTAAAGACTTTATGGAAATGTATTACAACGCAGATGCGTTTAATCTTATTCCTATGTTTATTCCAGCAAGTAAAGCTTACTATGGCTTTTATAATATAGAGACAGGAGAAGAAGATGAGGTAGGCGCTAGAAAAAAACTTGAAGATGACCGTAAAAAAGTAGAAACAGACCAAAAAGCTTATAACTTGCATTTGCAAAACTACCCGATGACAGTTGAAGAGGCTTTCTTAAACACCAAGTCTAGTAGGTTCGACATTTCTCGTATTAACGGGCAACGTGGTAGGATTATGGCAGACACGAAGTATAAAGGACAAATCCAAAAAGGAAACTTAAATTGGATTATAGACGACAACGGCTTGGAAGCCGTGGAGTTTGAACCACACCCACACGGAAAATTTAAAATACTCGCACACCCGAAAACCAACTTCGTTGGTTTAGATATAGGAGGAGTAGATAGTTATGACCAAGATGAAGCGGGGGCGAGTACGTCTGAGGGGTGCGCAATGATATATAGAAGATTCTTAAATGTAGATGAGCCAGGAGACTATTTGATAGCAGAGTATACCGATAGGCCCGAAAGAAAGGAAGACTTTTATGATGGTGTATTAAAGCTGGCGGTTTACTATAACGCTAAGATGTTGATAGAATACACTAAAATAGCCATCATAGACTACTTTAAAAAAGAAGGTATGCAAAAGTTTTTGAAAGAAAAGCCTGCGTCTGCACATAATATTAAAACTAAAACCAGAAACACTTATGGTGTACATATGAACAAACAAGTGAAGTCTTATATGGAAGACCTTATGGATGACTACATTAGAAGCAATATATCTGACGTTTGGTTTTATGATTTACTAGAAGAGTTGTCTTTTTATGGTCAGCGAAATACTGACCGTGCAATAGCTTTTGGATTGTGTTTGTTGCATAATAATGATAATTATAGGCGTAAAGTTTTGGATGCGGAAGAAAAAATTACTAAAGAGTCGCTTGGTTTTCGTAAATTTGCAATTAATAGTCAAGGTATACCAAAAAAAATACGTTAAATGTATAACACAATTACATTTCCAAAACAGCTATTATTAGATAGCGAAAAAACAGAAGAATGGTGCAATGCTATGATAGACGCTATCATTAGTACAATGAACACAGATGATTCACCATTAGTACACTCAAGATTAGATGATATAAGAAATTATAACATTTACAACGGACATGTTGATGTTGATGAATATAGATATGTTACAGAGCAGTACGGAGCTTCGTATCCTGCAAAACTAGTTAACTATCCAATTATTAGCCCAAAGATTGACTTACTTATGGGTGAAGAGTTAATGAGGCCACTTGAAAAAAATATATCTACTATTAATAAAAATGCAACAATAAGAAAATTAGATACAAAAATTGCAATAGAAGTCAAAAAATACATTAATGAACAACTAGAAGAGCTAAGAGAAAAAACACCAGAATCTATATCTTTAGAGCTAGACGACTTGCCTATGCCAGAAGACGTGGAAAAATTTATGGCTTATACATATAAAGAAGCTGTAGAAGAAGTTGTTGAAGATGGCTTAGACTATATAATTAATAAATACAATTTAAAAGATGTATTCAAGACAGGATTTAGAGATATGCTTGTTACATCAAAAGAGTTTTACAAAATATACGCTAAGAATGGCGACCCTTATGTTAGACGTATAGACCCAAGAAACTTAATATATGACACAAACTCTGAGTCTGATTATTTAGATGACGCTCAATGGGTGGGCGAAGAAAGATGGTTATCTGTAAATGAAGTGCTAGATGAGTATTACGAAGTCTTAGACAGAGAGCAGGTTAATCATTTAGAAGAAATGAGTAGAGTAAACTCAATGAATGCTGCTAATGTTTACAATCAAGACTTTGAATGGTTAGATTGGAATGAGACTACAGGCACAAGAGTGAGAGTAGTGACTTGTGAATGGAAATCTATTAAGCCTATAAGATTTAAGGTGTCTGAAAATAAATACGACCCTGAAAGACCATTCAAAAAAGTAGTTCCAGATAACTACAAAAAGAAAAAAAGCGATGATATAGAGACTAGATATGTAGACGACATTTGGGAAGGAACTAAGATAGGTGGAGTAGTATTGGTTAATTGTCAGCGTAGACCTAATCAAGTACGTTCTGTAGATGATTATGCTTCTACACCATTGTCTTATGTAGGTGTTATTAGAAACAATAGCACAGGCAGACCACAATCACTTGTAGACTTACTACATAATATACAAATGCTTTACAATATAACAATGTATCATATTGAATTAGCTATGGCTCGTTCAGGTGGTAAGGCTGTAGTATATGATGTTTCTCAGTTGCCTACTAATATAGGCATGGATATGCAGGATGTTATGTATCACTTGAAGAATGATGGCATCATACCTATTAATAGTAAAGATGAAGGTAATCAAGTTTCTACATTTAATCAATTCCAACAAGTAGACTTTACTATATCACAGTCTGTCTCTCAATTATTTAATTTAAAATTAATGCTTGAGGAAACCGCTGGACAAATATCTGGTATTAACAGACAAAGAAGTGGAGCTATAAATACAAGTGAATATGTAGGTAATGTGCAAAGGTCAGTACAACAGTCTGCATTATCTACAGAGTCTTGGTTTTACCTACACAATCA